GCCAGTAAGCAAGTTGCGCTTCACGATCGGCGTACGGCATCGGTTCCTTCTGCTTGGATACGCTCCGAGCGGGCGAATTTACTGCGGGAGCAATCGCGGGCTCGCTGGCAACGCGTCCAGCGCCTTCGGAGGTTGCGGTCGTCCGCCCCTACCCGCGTTATGTTACTAAGTTGAGTGCTGGCCGCCCTGCGCGACCGACTGGGCCATCTCTTGCATCTGTCCAGACATCGCAGCGGGCGATGAGGCGCCCCGCATTGGCGGGGGCGAAGACATGAAGCCGCCCGGCGTCGGCTGGCCTTGCTGCTGGCCGGCGACCGCCTGAGATTGGGCGACTAGAAGTTGCTGATGGTATTCGGCATGCTTTTCACCGAGAAGCTGCACGATCGGGGGCCACTGTTGGAACGACTCCGACTTCGCCTTCGCGCGCATCTCGCGCGAATGGATCGAATGGTCGTCGATCGAGGGGCGCACCTTGGGTATCTGGAGTTGATACTTCTCCTGGAAGAACTGCGAAAGCATCGAATAATCCATCTGCTCAGCCGCTTGGAGGTCCTCCGGTGTAGCCTCTCGCATCCGCGGGTCCATCGCCAGCTTCTCGAACGCTTCGTTCTCCATGATGGCGTTCTTCGTGTCCGCCGCCATCGTGGGTGTGAGGTTCGTTCGGCCATAAACTTCCAGGAACTTCCACTTCACTTCGGGGTCTTGGATGTTGATGACGCCCATCTGTGCCAGTTGTTCCATCTCCGCTTTGTCGAGCAGGCTCGAGCGCGGATTGGACGAGGCGGCCTCGGGGATCACGTCGATACGGCCCTGGAGATCCGCACCGAGAAACTTCTCAACCTGCCACTTCCCATCGCGCCCCTTGATCCGGAGCAGCCGCGGCTCAGTCACAAACTCGCGGAAGATTTCGAGGGCTTGCCGCGCCCAGGTCGCCCATGCCTGCTCCCAGAGAATGAACAGGGGGCCATAACGAGAGAGGTTGCGTTCTTGCAAAATCTGGAGGGCGATGCCCGCCGAGATCCCCTCTGGCCGCGCACCTTTGATGACATCGAACGTCGCGGCAAGTTCCTCGAAGGTGTGGTCGATACGCTGGAGAAACTCGACAAATGAAACTGGGATGGCCTGCCCGCCCAACCGTTCGGGCTTTGCGGCATTGGGTCCTACCGCGTTGTACGACACGATGTTGCCGGGGTCGCCCGTCAGATTCGTGACGTTGGCGCCGTTTGGCTTCAGCCAGATCGGCGAGCCCATCCTCATACCACACGCCTCGATAACCGACTCCCAGCGGTTGCGCTGGGATTGTTTTGACGCAAGATCGTCGGCAACAGTCTTCGCGTAAGCGGAACCGGGGACTAGCTTCTGCGGGAAACAGACCGAGGGTAAGAAGTATCCGCGGCTATCGCCGGGATTCTCCGGCGGGGCGCTGTACGGCAGCGGGCCGGCATACGCGATGGCAGCTTGCCCGACTTTAATCGCTAATAGGCCGTCCGGATACGTCTTGTCCGGCAATTGCCAATACCAGCGCTCGGTAACCTTCGTGTTTTGTCCAGACGTAGACCCCATGAAGCGGCCAGTCTGGTTCTCGTCAATGGGCGGCCCGGCGAGCGGCAGGTTCGCCATATACATCGGCCCGCTTTCAGTGACGTTCGCTGTAATCTGATCCGCGATCTGAGGCCAGCGTTCCTTCGATTCGTCTACCGGAACAGCCTTTTCACGGATGTACGCGCGCTGCTGCTCCCACACAGGCACGCTCGGGTCGAAAAACATCTCGAAGATAGTCGCGACATCGACATACAGGCGCCCAACAGGCACTTGATCGCCGATGGGCTGACCCATCGCGTCCACGGCGGGCTGCATCTCGGGCGCCCCACACGCTTCACATGGGGCGGGACCTGCTTGCACCGCGCCGCACGCGGGGCATTGATTGGACTGCATGAACCGAGTACCGAACCGCGGCGAGGGATCATAGCCCGTCTCTAACCACGCCATTCCGGTGAGCCCGACCCACACTGCGAGAATCTGGCGCCAAATACGAAGCTTGACTTCGTCTTCGATTACGTCAATAGCCCGGACGGCGACATCCGCGGCTGCACGGTCGTCGGGCTCATCGGCACTACCTGGTCTGAAATTCAACTGAGGCTCTATTCGCGCAAATACTGAAATCAGTGCATCAAGAGTTGAGGCAAATACATTAGTTACAGGCGTAGGTGTGTTATGGGGCAATTTAGCAGAACGCCAACGGCTCGACCCGCGGTCAAACTTGATCCACTGTTGACCGCGATAGAACAGAATGTTACGCCACGCCGCACGAAGGAACGGCTCGCGGCCTCGTTTCCACTCATCGTAACGCTTGTTCATGAGCGATCGGATTGCATCATGGTCTGCGTAAGCATCTTGGGCGGTCTGGTAATCAGCCACGTCTATCCGCGTGCCATTCGGCAATGATCTCGTTCACCTGTGAGGGCTCTAATGAAAGTGCGTCTTGAAGCCAAGCACGATAGAATGTCTCGCGCTCTGGCGCGTACCAACTTGCATATCGCTCGTGCGCGCGTTCCAGTCGAATGACTGGGCCGAAGCCCTCTACAGCAGATTCTCCGGTCTCGGGAGCACACGAGCGACAGAAGGCAACGCCGGGCGCGTGACCTGAAGATGTTTCCAGTCGAGCGTAGAGCGAATCCGGCCGCGGCCAGAGTAGGAACTCTTGGCCAGCCTGGATAGTGCCGTTATCGCGCGCAGCAGTAGCCGTTCTCCAAATCAATTGTCCGCAGCCGGTGCAATGCCCGGCTTTACAAGCGGTCGGGAGACTCACTCAGTCTCTCCGATGCTCGTGAATTCAGAATCCTTCAGAAGTTTGTCCACAAGTGATTCCCGCTGTTCTACTTCCCGCGGCGTCGGCTGTGTCACCGGAGTCGCGCCCACGCGAATACGGAGAAGCTCGTCAATCGCAAGCTCCGCGCGCTGGCGCTCGTGCTGGCACTGCGCTCGCAGATATTCAATTTCTTCTAGAAGGTGCGTCGTGAAAACACGCGCCCAGAACCTAACCCCGAGCAAGATCCGACAGCTTTCCGCCAACGGCAATGCCAGGGAATTTAGAACGCACTTTCGCCTTGATTTTCGCTTGCAGGGCCGGGCCCGCATTCTGCGAGGCCCGAGCTAGCGCATTCCGCGCGTGAGAGGCATCGGCGATCGGATAGCTACGCCCTGGCCCAGCAAAAGCAGAGTTAGGCAATGCGTTTCGTTTTGCAGCGGTCAATTTCGCCATTTCAATTACCCTTTCGCCAAATCAGACAATCTGCCGCCGCTCACGGCGCGATATTCGGGCTTTCCGGCCGCCTTCCGCTTCTCGGAGAGCATGATAGCGACGGCCTGTTTCCGGTTGGACACCTTTGGCCCCTTCTCGCTGCCGGATTTCAGCTTGCCCGCTTTATATTTCGCCATAACTTCATTCCACGGCAATTTTGGTTCTCCTACGAGTAAAATTCGCCAATTTCGGTCTGCGCGAGTGCGTTTTCGCGCCCATGTTCCATCGCGCGTATCTTGCGGTGCAGTAATCGCGCCGCGCGAAGACTAGAACGATCTAACGGCTCGCCGGGCGGGCGTTGTGACTGAATTTCGCGCTCGAACTGCCGTTCCTCGCGCTCTTCATCGTCCAAACCGGCGTCGGAGTCCGCCATCTCGGGCCGAACACGCATCTGGAGGCAATCGGCGAGCGCATCGAGCAAATCGTCGTGCGTGGACTCTTTCCACGGGCGGAACCGCTCAGCTTCCTCAAGAAAATCAGTCAGTGCAGGCAAATCAGACGCGAATACGATCTGCTGCGACTGCCAGAAAGGTTCCAGCGAGCGAATACGCACGCTCTTGCCCATCTTCGTGTCCCGTTCGAGCTTCATCAGCGGCAAATACACGCCGCGGCTCTCGGAGGCACGCTGAAACTCGCGCAAGTAGAGCTTTTGGAAGCCTACGGCCTCAAATCCGATGATCCGAATGCCAGGAATGCGTCGATACGCTGCGAAAACCTCATCAATAAGCTGGCTTTCCGCCCATCGGCCACGCCGCAAGTCCAGCACGTACGCCATGCCGTCCGGCGCGAAGCCCACAGTGGCGATGGCGGAATAATCTGCCCACGCTTTCGTGCTGATGGCGGGGTCTACCGCAGAAACACACCACAAATCCGCGGGATCAGGTAAGTCAACTCGGGGTTTGATGACTGCCTTACTTCGGGGAAAGAGAGCCGAGGAGTCGTCAACGGGTCGGAGAAGCCATTGAGCAGCGAAAAGTCGCGGATTAATGCGGCGGCGCTCATCCAAACTATCCCGGGAATGCTTCTCGGCGAAAGCTGGGATGAGCTGGCCCCCTGCATCTTTGAGATATTCATCTTCTGCAATACCGCCTCGCTCATCAAGTCGTAGTGTTCCAGGCTCGCGCACCTGCCAGCAGGGCTGGCGAAAGATACCGAGCTTGAGATTGCCCGCGATGCGCTGCTGTATGGCCCAGTCGTATAGATCCCCGAATTCCCAAGGGGTGCCAATTATGTCTTGGGTCGCATTCGGCTCAAAAAGCGACTGAGACGTACTGTACCAGTGGATAGTTTTTTCGAGAAGATCGCGTGTGCGCGAATTGGTCTCGTCAACCAAATCGTCGAAAGTTCCGTGATCGTAGTGCCGCCCCGTAGATGCGCCTTCGACGCCGATTGTCTCAATCGTCGCTTCCTTCGTTTCGCGAGGACGCTGCACGCTAAGCGCGCTCTGAGACCATTCCGTCGCGTCCCGATACGGGTCTTCCCATAACACCTCGGGGAAGAGCCAGACCAGTAAGGGGTTAGCTAAATGCCCCTTGATCTCGGCCAACATGCCCTCAGCCGCATCGGCTTTATCCGACGCCAAGAGAATACGGACGGTCGGATCTTTCAAGATCCGTTGCACATTCGCCGAAATTGTGAGAAGGGAAGTTTTTAAGTGGTCGCGCGAAAGAAGATATAAATTACGCTTGTGCGGCGATCTAGCCCGCCACGAGCAGACCGCGCGATGGAATTCCTTGGTCATCGGCGTGGCGCTATCTTTGTAGAGGATGTATCGCGCGAGCGCGAACAGGTCGGTCAGCGCAAGATGGCGGAGGGCTGCTCGCTGATCCGGTTTACTCTTTCGGCTGGTCAGGACTGTCGGCATCGATCACGTCGCCCGCGATCTGGGCGCGAGTCTCGGGCATGCTGCCGGCCAACATCGCGCGCAGAAGCGCATTTACTTCCTCGGGCGGCGGAGCCGCATGAATATGGCCGATAGCTCCGGTCACTTGAAGCTTGTCGTTATACTTACTCGGCCGCTCGGCCTTCAATCGCGCGATGATGGCGAGGAAGCCCATGCTCTTGACTTGGCCTTTGCCCATCTGCACCATGAGTTTTTCGAGGCTGTCCACGAAGTGCTCGTGAGCTTCCTCGAACTTCTCGGCAAACGTGGGGCTCGCCTCGCGACGCTTCCGAACATAGGGAGTCGTGACACCAGCCAGCTTGGCTGAGAGCGTGATCCCGCCGAACTCCTGGTAGTGGTCGAGAAACGGTTGTTCCCACGGCTCGGCAGTTTCGCTAACGATGCCGCGCCCCTTGTACTTCGCCATCAATTTTTCGAGGCGTACGTCGCCACTATCGCCACGTAAGCGCCCTCATCACAAGGTTCGCCACAATCCTCGCATGGCGGCAGATTCACCAGCGGCAGACGATAAGCGACCATAAAGATGGGATTCGCCCAGGTCGGGTTCGGCTCGATGTGCGCACTCATGACCAGGATTGGTCCCATGCGCCAGCAGGTGGCGCCCAATCGGGATCCAAGGGAATGGGGGCGTACTCGTAGTTGCTCGGTAGCCGATCGCGGTTTAAGTCAATCGCGCGATCATAGGCCGCTGATACGTCCGCTACGTCGTTCGAGTACAAAGGCCACTGGCGTTCCCAGCAACGCCGGAGCATTTCAAATGCGTCCATCATCGCCTCCGGCGGGTCCGCCGTGCCCGAACACCCACGCTAGAATGCAGAAGCAGCCGATCACGAAACCGATCAGCGCCGAAACAAGGTCGAACATCAGTGCCAACCCAACCATCGTGCAATAACAAAGACGCCTAGAAGCGCTGCGACGGCTAGGGCGTCGATCGTGTTGCCACGGATCACGTCTGCTTCTCGGTTCGTGCGAGACACACCGATGTTCCGGAAATATCCCCGAATCGCGCGGTCCACTCCGCAGCGGTAAAGATCTTGATTCCGGATTCGGTCAGCAAATAGAAGATCGGCGTACCAGCATCATCGACCCGAACGACCAGGAAAGGGTCACCGTGCTCGTGCTGGCCGTTCAAGGTTGGCCCCACGAAGATGTCCGCGGCTTGGGTGACCGGGTTGGTGTCATAAGCGTGCAGGTAGAACGTCGAGCCGTCCGGGCAAGGGATCGGCTCGTCCCGCACGAGTTCGGCGCCCTGCGGGGCTGTGGGAAGCGCTGGCGAGGCATAAGCCGCGCAACCGGCAGTTAAACCGGCAATCAGAACCAACCAGCGAGTCATACCGACCTCCGATGGCCGCTCAGGGCCAACATCAGGCGCTCAGAACGGCTCAGTTGGAGATTCTTCGGTCGATCAGCAGGGGTCGCCTTGATCGTGTCGCTGGGGGCCGACTGCGCGATGATGTTCGTAGCGGTGGCCATGAAGTTCGCTGGGAAACTCTGGCCCGCCAGGTCGAAGGACTGGCGGGCGACGAGAGGCACCGCGGCAGGCACCGTCCCGATCTTCGTGCCGGCGGCTACCGTACAAGGGCTGACGTTGACCGCGGCAGCGGTAGATCTCATAGGACTTGACCTCCATCCCGTTCGCCAGAATGCTGCCGTCCGTTGCGGTGTTGACGGTATCCCAGGAGAGGGTAGGGGCTGCGGCGGCGGATGCCGCCGCGATCAGGGTTAGCGCGATGGCAATTAACAAGCGTTTCATGCTTCCTCCGGCGGGTCGGCTTCCCAGAGTTGTTCCAAGAGGTATTCGACTTCTGCCCAGAACTCTTCCTCGTCCAGCTCGCGCAGGTAGTCAGGGCGCGAATCGTTAAGGCGCTTGGGCATTTGGGCTAGTTCCTTACTAGTACGTAGGGTGCGCGCTGGTTGCGCCGCTGTTATCAATGCGGTCGATCGTGTGCCCCGCGGGCCGCTCGCCCATGTCGGCTAGGAAGTTCGAGAAAGATCCCAACCACCGCAAGCAGACACCAATGCCGCGGGCGCCGTATTTCTGGAAACTCTCGAAGCGCGGGTCGTAACAACGTCGCCGCATACACCGCCAGGTGATGTAGGTAGGGCTTGGGGGTCGCGCGTGGCCGTGCCGCTCGTATCTGCCCCGTAAGAACATTTATGGCTCTTTCCCGCGCTATGCGCGTCTCAGATGGGACCCCTATTGTGACAACCTGGCACTAGAAAGTCTTTGGAGTGTAGTTGCGGGAGTCCCAAATGCCCCCCGGCGGAGGCGCCGGGGCGAGGAACGGGACTCCCCAAGACTCGATATCCCAACGCCATCGCACACTTACATCGTGCGCGCCATCGTGCGAGCGAACAAGTTAGTAAGATCGCGGAGTTACATCGTGCGATGAGGCATTGGCATCGTGCGGCCGGGCGCACGATGGGACAAGCTGGATTAGGTTGGTTGGCTTGTATTACGCGGGGTTACATCGCACTATTGCACGATACCATCGTGCTTGGCGTGCGATGGCGGTATGATGGTCGTCAGATGGCGAGTGTCTCATTTTTACCACACACTAACCAGCCACCAACCGGCCTCACACTAGAGATACTGAACCAGTGATTTCGTGACAGACTGTCCTACACAGTTTCAGCCAGTTTCAGCGTCATACTTGTAAAGCAACTTGTAAAGCTCAATTATCGTGCCAATTGCACGATAACTATGTAACATCGCGCGCTAAAATACACTATTAGGTGCACCTAATATCATGTTTGCACGATTTCGCAAGCCGCCATCGAACAGCAAGCGAGCGAATTCGCCTACTTGCACGAAAAATGGGGGAGGGGGACAGGGCGAACGTTCTACGTGAGCCCAGGGGGAGGCGAAGCGGAGGGGACAAGGAGTGAGGCTCTGCGAACGACGCGCTAGAGCCCGCTGCTGCTTCGCTTACGCTCCGCAGCGGGGGAGGAGCTAGCGAAGCGAAGGCGAAGCCTGAGCTAGCTAGCGGAGGGGGACTAGTTTCGCACAAGCGCCATCGTGCCGGCCGAAGCGTTAGCGAGAGGCCGGCGCCTACTTGGATTGTTTCTTGCGGTATCGCTTCCTTCCTTCCGCATGATTGCGCGCTGCGGTAGTAGCGCTGCTCATTTGTTCCAGGAATAGCTCCCAGGCTTCGTCGCTAGCATCCTCCGCCAGCTTGTGCGCCGTCTCTTCGATGTCACAGAGCTGCTTCATCCTAGCTCCCTGTCCCTGCGTCTCGGGGAGTTGCAGCAGGGCCGCCAGGGGTACGTCGAGCCCCCTGGCGAGCGCTACCAGCATCGAGACAGCATCGAGCGGTTGCTTGCCGGTCTCATATCTATAAATTTGGTGGGCGACCAAACCGCCTCGGTGGGCGACCTGCTCTCGGGAGAGTCCTTTGCTTTCCCTGAGCGCTCTTAGCTCTGCTCCCGAGATTACGCCCGGCATATCCGGAATATAGCCTTGTAGGACCATAGCTGTCAAGGCCTGAAATAAGTCTTGACGGCAGGGTCCGTTAGGCTTATTCTTCTGAGTATGGCGTTCCTAGGACCGCATACCCCCGAAGCACGGAAGAAGATTGCGGACGCTCGCACGATGCATGGCCACGCCACGCCCGGTGTCGAGACAACTACCTATCGGATTTGGAAGGGCATGATTGCACGTTGTGTGAATCAAAAACGTTGGGACTACCCGTACTACGGTGGTCGTGGCATTGCCGTCTGCCCACGCTGGAGGGTGTTCGCTAACTTTCTAACCGACATGGGCATACGCCCCGCGGGACTAACGCTGGAGCGTAGCGACAATGGCGGTAACTACGAGCCTGCTAACTGCCGATGGGCAACGCGCAAAGAGCAATGTGCAAACAGACGGCTTAGCCCGTCAAGAATAAAAGCTTGAGCTTGTAAGTCTATTCCTGTGTGAGTAGACTAACAACATGGACGCTAGATCAAACACCAACACAGGGGAGGACGCGATGGCCCAAGCAACGCTCCGCAAGGCGCTAGCGGTGCACACGCAAATGCATCGTACGGATTGTGACGGCAGCAACTGCGACCGATCGTGCCCGCGTACTGACATCACGGTTCAGAACGAGGGTTCGATCTTCATCCTGACCGGTCGCACTGACGTGGGCCGCGACTGGATCGAAGAGCATTGCCCCCCCCGGCGGCGGGCCGGCGGAGTTGGATTGTGAGCGCGTGTGCGCCGAGGGACACGCGAAGGAGACGAAGTGATGACCCCGCGTTTTGATCTTTACGGCGCTCTGTATCTGCTCTGCTCGTGTTGGCACTCGAGTCAATGGTCACGTGGGAGCGAAGTGATGATCTCGCAAGCCTACCGCGACGGTTTCGCAGACGGCTGGAGCGACGCGCGCGACGAGCGCGGCGCGAACACTGTAGAGCGCGAGGACTACTACGGCCGGGAGTACGCACGCGGGTATCGCGATGGTGCGCAAACATACGACAGGCGACAGGAGGTAAGTGATGGCCGCTAACCGAGGCTGTAGCGACTGCAAAACACACCTCTGCGCCATTCACCAATTGGCCCCGGCACGGCCCGGAGCCTACGAAATTCGATCCGCTGACATCGCGCTCGCCATTGTGCGGCGCGCTGAGAAGGAGAACAAGCCCCTCCGTGTCCGCTACGTCGGCGACGGGCAGCATTGTGCAGCATGCGGCAAGGTGTTCTATCCCGCCCGCACGATTAGCGGGCGCATCACTGAAAACTATTGCTCCGGGGAGTGTGCAGCTGTCGCGATGCGGACACGGCGCGAGCCGTGGCGGGACGAAGGCGGAGAAGCGTGAAACTCCCCTCCCCGCTGTTGACCGTCCTGCTCAAAGCCTTCGCGGCTGTCGTCGCGGCGGACTTCACGGGCAAGACGACCATCACGATTAACTGGCACCAAGGGCAACCGAAAACGTCCGTCACCAGCATAGAAGAGGGACAAAAGATCGAGTGACGCCGCCGATAACGTTCTAAAGGGCCACCTCAACACAGAGCGCCCGACGGGATAGCCCGCCGGGCCAGGGAAAGCGAAATGATTCGGCATGAATTTGATAACTGGTTTTCGGAACACTATAACGATCTTCTAGCTGTTGCGCGAGTCCGACTCGATTTAACGCTCGGAACATATACCGATGACGCTCCTGCCGATGTTGTGCACGAGGCGTGGGCGCGGGCTGTCGAGAATAGCGCTTACAAGGAATTTGGGGCGCTCAATAAGATGGGTGCTTGGCCTTGGTTTGCGGGGGGCACGCAACCGCGTACCTACGGAGTTATTGATAGCATTGTAGCCAATGCTGCCGATAGTGCCAGACGGGCAAAAAACGGTGGGTCAGTATCTCTAGAGTGGATAGATCGCCGTGAGTTAGACAATTCCGGCCGCGTTCTATGGTTTCGACAAGACACGCCGGGTGAAGCTAAATTTGATGGTCCTCGCAGTCTAACTGGATATAACCCCGGACGGCAGAGCGGCGGGACCCGCTCACGTCCGATTACTCCCGAGAATTGTCCAAAGTCCCACGGTGTTTCGTTTGCGGGCGAGTTTACGGTTGGGCAATTAGCGCCGTGTAAATGCGGCGCTATTGTGCGGCATCGGATCGAACGCGGCCGAGATGTATCGCCTCGAAGCGGTAAGCGCAAGTCCTACACCATCGAAGTTCTGGGCTGTTTAAATGGCCACCGCTCGAATACAAAAGTGGTGTCTTCATGATTGCCTACGTCGCCTGCTGCTCGTGTGGCTGGCGCGAAGAAGCTCTCGCAGATCGCAAGAGCGCGGAGATTGCCGCGCAATTCCACGAGGAGACAACGGGCAAGCTGCGACCGCACGCGCACGAAACCATAACCCTTGGCGCACTTTGTATCAACAACTCACAGGAGGCTAACTCAGTGGCAACTGGCACAATCCTCAACGTCATCGCAAAGAATGAGGCGCGAAACGCGCCCGGCATTGTGGAGTTTACCGATGGCACGAAGCTATCGACGTTCGATGATGGTCTGATCGCGCAAGCGCTGAACGCCCGTGGTCAGATAGCGGAGTATGATGTTCAGTTTCGCCAGGGGAAGAATGGGAAGCAGTACACTAACTTGAGCAAGCTTGTAGTGCGAAACGGCTCGGCGCCGCTGCCGTCGCCAGTACGCGAGCCCATCGCACCCGTTCCCCCTATCGTACCGCCATCGAACAACTTCGGCCAAGTAGCCGAAATCGAGAGTGCCATCACACGGCTGGCGGGCGTGATTCAGTCGCTCACTGTTGCGGTCGAGCGCGGTGCAGCGATTCTGCGCTTGGCCCTGCCAAATATAGCGAGCGCTCCGGTTGACAACGGTTATCGGGAATCGGCGCAAAGCGAGATTGCTGCGATCCCCGCGCCCGACCCTATCGCTATCGCGCAAGAGCGCCTCGGTCGCGATATCGGGCCTGATGCCGCTGCCGCACAATTCGATTTTCTGCGAACGAAGCACGCCAAGCATCCGAAGAAGCTGGCAGAAGCAAGTATGAAGCTGCTAGCGGCGCATGGGATTGAGGGTTAGATGAAATACACCGTCGAACATGCGCGCAAGTGTCTCTCGGTAATTGATGCTGGGCTAATCGTGGGGCTTGGTCAGCCTGAGCCCGGGGAGATGTGCGTAGAGGCCGCGATCTGCTACGCGCTCGGATTGCCGCACGGTGATGACCCGGGTTGCATCTCGGCGGCCGTACGATCATTCAAGATTTCGCTGAATGACAAGCGTTGGTCGTCGGATACCGCGAGAGCTGCTGGGTTACGTGCGCTTGCTGTCGCGCAACTCGGCAGCAAAGGTGTAATTGATGATCGTGTGTTTGTTCAGCGTCTTACAGAACAAATTATTCGTGTAATTGTACCCATTGCTCTTCGAGCATCGGCGCGGCGGGTTCCGTCTCATGCACTGGCTCTTGAAACTGCGGCAGTAGCTTGCGAGCGCGAAGGAACGCGGGAAGCGGCCCTAGCGGCTCGTGACGCCGCCGACGCCGCCGACGCCGCCATCGCCGCCGCCGACGCCGCCGCCGACGCCGTCTGCGCCGCCGCCTACGCCGCCGCCTACGCCGCCTACGCCGCCGACGCCGCCGTCGCCGACGCCTACGCCGCCGACGCCGTCGCCGACGCCGCCGACGCCGTCGCCGACGCCTACGCCGCCGACGCCGTCGCCGACGCCGTCGCCGACGCCGCCTACGCCGACGCCGCCTACGCCGACGCCGACGCCGTCGCCGACGCCGCCGACGCCGTCGCCGACGCCGCCTACGCCGACACTCGCGATGCGGTCTTGGCTAAGGCCGCATCGCTCGCGTTCGATGTTCTTCGCGAGATGGGTACGCCTGGTGTCGCGTTATGGGATGCGGTGAACGCCGAATAGGCCATGGCGTATAAAAAACCCGGCAGATTTTATCAGATTGACGGGCTGTCTCTACCCTCAGTCACAACGATTCTTTCTGTTATCGCGAAGCCGCAACTCATAAATTGGGCCAGCTATTCTAGCCGCGATAACACCATCGACGCCGCCATCGCGCAGTATCAAGCGTTCGCAGCGGCCGGGTCGTGGGTCTCGAACACGAGTTTCAAGGCTGCGATTCTGAAGCATCTCGGCAAGCGGCCAGCGCATCTGTCGAAGTCAGACGAAGCAATCGACATCGGTACGCTCGTTCACGCTCGCGTGGAAGCTGAGATGCGTCGTGAACTGGGGCAGGACGTGGCGCTGCCAGAGGTTCCCGAGCAAGAGATCGTTAACGGTATGGCGAAGGCGCATCCGGCGTGGAGCGCTTACCAAGCTTATTTGGCTTGGCGTCGCGCGAACGAAGTGAAACCGCTCGAAGTCGAGAAGCGGCTCTATAGCAAACGCCACGGTTATGCCGGTACAGCGGACTTCGAGGGATATGTAGCGGATAAATTGACGGTCGCCGACTGGAAAACTTCCCGCGGCGTGTACCCAGAGTACCGGTTGCAGGTAGCCGCTTACCGCACCGCTCGTTACGAGATGGGGCCGCAATGTGGTGTCCTCGGCGGGCTTGTGTTGCGGTTCCCCAAGGCGGTTGACGATACGTTCGAGGCGCACGATGTGAAGCCCGAGGAGCAGGGCGAATTATTTGGCGTCTTTATGGCGGCTCACCAAATTTGGCGCTGGGAGAACCCAGACGAAGGGGTTTTTGAGTAACCGTGTCGCGAAAAAGAGTATCAGCGGCAGTATCGTGAATCTAACCCGGACTATTGTCGGTCTTATCACGTCTCGTTTGCGCTAATTGTCGTGCAGAACGCACACATCGAAGGAGAAAATAGTGAAGCGATTTTTGGGAATTGTTTTGATTGCGGCGATGGTTCTTGTCCCAGCGTCGGCATTCGCCGCGCCGGGTAACTCAGGCAACGGAGGCAACAATGGCGGGGGGTCGAGCGGCGGCTCGGGATCGAGCAACGGTACGTCAAATTCTGGCGGCGTTGGCGGAGGGGGCGGTAGCAATAGCGGCGCCGGAGGCGGAAACGGCGGTCAAGGTTCCAGCGGTGGACATGGCGGCGGTGAATCGCAAGGTGGCGGCAGCAGTAGCGGCGGAGCTAGTGGCAGTGCGGGCAGCTCGGGCTCGGGCGGATCAGATGGTGGCAGTAGCGGAGACAATCACACAATTGTCCAAGGGGATCTCGTCAAGCCTGGACAACGAGCCGGCACGTATTTTCTGACGCCCGCGCAAGAGTACACCTGGGATGTCTTTCGTGCCTGCAAGGACGCCCAGAATCTCATGGTGACACTCGGCCAGTTGAAGACAAATGGCGGCTTCTCCTTCACCTACTCCGGGACCAATCACAACATGCGTTACCTGATCGCTTGCATGGAGCGGTATGGGTTCGTGTTCGAGCAGCCATTGACTAACCCTAACTACGCACCGTCGCCGTACACACCGGTTGACAACGCCATTCAGGCATTCAAAGCAGATTGTCCAGACCGCCGTGGGGAGTTCTGTGCTCCCCGGCCTCGTCAAAGCTAGTTGTGGTCACCTTCATCGCCACCGTCTGTGCCGCATTTGCATTTGGTTTGATTATTGTTGGCGCCGTGTTCTTGCTGTCCGCGATCGTGCGGAATCATCTGGATGCGCGCGAGTAGTTTTCTCGACGCCGCGCTTGCGTACCAGCGCGCCGGGCTCCACGTAATACCCGTGGAGCCTAAAGGCAAGCGTCCGATCTTAGCGTCTTGGCGTGAGTACGTCGAGCGCCGGCCGACCGAGGCCGAGATTACCGATTGGTGGTCACGTACACCGGATGCAAATGTCGCGCTCCTGATGGGGCGCGGCGTGTTCGCTTTGGATATTGACGGGCCGGAAGGCGAAGCCGCGCTTGCTGCAGCCGGGATTGAGCTTCCTGACGACGCGCCGCAGACGGCAACGGGCAAGGGGCGCCATGTCTTTATGGCCGGCCTTGCGCTGAACAGCGTCGGCGTGCTGCCGAAGGTTGATACACGCAGCGATGGCGGTTACGTGGTTGTCTCGCCGAGTGTCCACCCAAACGGCACGAAGTATGCCTGGCTTGGTCGCTGGCCTACCGGGCAACTTCCGTCCGCTCCGCCCGCTCTGCTGGAGCTAGTCGCCCGCCCTACAAAGCCCGGTGCGGCAGCGGTTGCACCGGGTGTGACGAGTGCGGACTGGGTTTCCGCCGCACTGTCCGGCGTTGGCGAAGGTTCGCGAGATGCTATGTGCGCGAGGCTCGCCGGTTATTTTTGGGGGCTTGGCGCGACTGAAGCAACTGTAGAGATTATTTGTCAAGGGTTCGGCGAGAGGTGTGAGCCGGCATTCCCGCCGGACCAGGTTAGTAAGACCGTCGCGTCGATTGTGCGGCGCGACGGAGGGCCGCAAGTTTCGGTTGGTCCGGCCGCGTCGCTTGACGACGCCATCGAGGAATTCCTTCTCGAAATGGGGCTACCCGCCAACGAGCGGCGTGTCCGGCCAACCGATATGCCAACGCTGGATCGCTTGTTGTCGGGCGGCTTTAGCCCCGGTGAGCTAATTCTACTTGGAGCGCGCCCTGGCGTAGGCAAGACCGCGCTGAGCTGCCAGTGGGCGCGGCGCACGGCGAAGACGGGCGCCGGTGTGCTGTTCATCTCAAGAGAGATGACACGAGTGGCACTGGTGCGGCGGCTGCTGGTGCAAGAGTCGCAGGTGCGCGCGTCGGCTTTAAAGACCGGCGATCTGAGTGATATCGAACGCTCGATGCTAGCCGCTGCGATCGAACGCATACGCTACACGCCGTTTCGGCTGACTCAGGACGTGTCTTCGATCGAGGGGCTGAATGAGGAACTGGCCCGCTTTGAGGCAGGCCAGCTCGGGCTCGTAGTGGTCGATTACCTCCAGTTGATGCGCGGTCCCGCTGACATGCGGGACAAACGCGCGACTGTCGAATACGTGTCGTCTGAGTTAAAGGCGCTAGCGATGCGGTACGAGGTGCCGATGTTGGTGCTGTCGTCGCTACGGCGTCTCGCCAAACGTAAAGACGGCGATCGCGAGCCGCCCGATATGAGCGATCTTCGCGAGAGCGGCGAGCTAGAGCATTCGGGCGATGTTGTTTTGATTATGGAGCGCGATTTTGGAAGCGAGGAAGCGGATCTTGTCGTCGCCAAAAATCGGGATGGGCGCGTGGGGCGGATCAAATTGCGGTTCACGGGCGAGCTTATGCAATTTGAAGAGGTTTGGAAGTGACACCGGAGCGAGTGGCGTATCACCGCGAGTACAGACAAAGCGCGCGGGGCCGTGAGGCAAAACGCCGTTTCAATGCGAGCGAAAAGGGGCTCCAATCGCGGCAGCGACACGACGCTAAACGGACCGCCACAGCATCGTGGCGCAATGGATACTTGCGCGCTGTATTCGGTCTGCAATCGGGGGAATACGACAAGCTTCTGGCTTTCCAGGGGGGCGGTTGCGCTTTGTGTGGGGTCACGGGGAAGACGCGGAGATTGCCGGTGGATCATCGGCATAAAGACGGATTGACTCGGGGGATTCTTTGCTACCGCCATAACCGTGGTTTGGGTTTCTTTAGGGACGATGCCGACCTGTTACAGCGCGCAGTTGATTATATCCGACAACCGCCCGCAACTGTGGCGCTCGGTCGGGAAGTTTATGGGCGCAAAGGCCCTGTACGAAAGCGGTTACGCGGTGCCTGAGCTCACTATCGAGCAGCGCGAACTGCTCGCGGCCCTTCGTGCGGCTCTGGCGGCCGTTCACTCCCCCGAAACATTCGAGGCCGCCATCGCGCGGGTTGGCACGATGACCGAGGCGGTCATTGATCTTGAGTGGGACCCGGACACTGAGGTACTCGAACTGGTCGGAATCGGCGGACATAACTTCACCGGGTACGATCGGTTCGCGGTCTGCCAATTCTCTTGGCCGGAGCTTAACGACGGCCAGAAGCAGGAAGTACGCGAGACGGTTTACGCACTCATAGGTCGGGCTCATTTGGTTTATATGAACGCGGCAGCGGACATTAAACAAATGCGGCGCAATGGCTTCAAGCTCAACGCCATCGACCACATCAACCTCGACGATGTGATGCTCGCTGATGCTGTCCTGAACAGCGAGGCGGACCACGACCTCGGCGATCTGAACAAGCGTTATGGGCGACTGCCGGACGGCTACAAGTCACTCAAGAAGATAGCGCCAAAAGAATACAACGCGGCTGACCTGATCGCGCCTATCCAAATCTGGCGCGCGCTTTCGAAAGAGTTTGCCAAAGATCCGGCGGCCGAAGGCGTGTACCGCGATATGTCTTTAGCGTATTTGCGCGAGATTCAAATCGAAGCTGAAGAGTTCGGCGTGCGCGTGGCCAAGGCGGTTCCGTATGTGCTGCACGACCGCTACAGCGCTAAACGCGAGCAAGCCGCGCGCTTGGCTGCCGCGTACGTCGGCGGCCCGGGTATCAACCTGGGCTCATCGAAGGATCTGAAAAAATTTCTGTTCGTTGTGGAAGGCTTGCCCGAGCAGCGCGAGCGCGCGTACGGCGGCATCGAAGGGAAGCTCACAACCGACAAAGACGCTATAGCCGCGCTGCGGCGCGGGCTGGGAACAGAGTACTCCCCCGACGACGAACCGACTCTGGAAGCGGCCTGGAGCAATATCGAAGCGGGCGGGCATCCCCTCTTAGAGAGTCGCTACCTCTTTATGAACGCGCAACAGGCGATTTCTCACTATATCGGCCCGTGTCTTGAATACGACGCGAAGGGCGAAGTAGTCGGTATCAAGGACAGGCTGTACCCGGAAACAAGGTTACATGTTCAGGCTAGCGGTCGGCCGTCGATAGTCGGCCCAGCACTACAACAGTTCCGCGGCGAGCTTCTTACGTTGATCGCGCCGGACGAAGGGCACTGCTGGGTTGGGTGGGATTGGAACCGCATAGAGCCGCGTCTCTTGTACTACTTAGCAAACGATCTTCCCGGTATTCGGGTGTGCGAGAGCGGAGAGGACATTTATCAGCCAGGTATTCGAGCGATCTTCCCTGAGATTGGTTCGCCGGAGTTGGAAGAGATGCGGCGCCGGTTCGGAAAAGCACTGATCCTACGTATCCACTACAGAGGCAATCCCAAGAATGCCGGAGACATTCCAGGGACAAGAGCACTAGGTCTCAAGGTGCCCGATTTGGTTGCCGCCAGTGAGCGGTACTTAGCCGAGCATACGGCTCTACCCGAGCACTGGAATAAGGTAGACGCCCAAATCGACCGCTCTGGAGTTGTCTACACGTGGGCGGGGCGCCCGCGGCGGTTGACTAACCCCCACCCGGCCGCGCGCTATCGAGAAGGTTCTAACCATCTCTGTCAGGGCGGTGTAGCTGACGTGTATCTCCTGACGGCCTTGGCGGTCAAGCGGGCGGCTCCCTGGAGCCGCCTAGTGTACGGAGCACACGACGCGCAAACATGGCAGGTGCCCGTCGAGCGCCGTGAGGAATTTCGCGCACTAATCGAGCCGATCGTGCAGCGAGAATTTCTGATTGGCACTCGCTCGGTTTCGTTCCCCGCAACTTTTAAGGAAAGGGAGGCACCGTGAACGCGACGTGGCGTAAGTGTGGGCATCCGCGGACGGCCGAGAATACAGCGCCGTTGTCGGCGAGGCCGGGCGGGCGATGTCGAATGTGCCATAACGCGTATCAGGCGGGGTATTGCGACACACTGGTGGGCATATTTATCCAGGAACGACAGCGCATGCTATGGAACGCGAAAAGGAGGGGCAATCGGTGAGAGGCAACGTCGAACAAGCGTGGGTAAACCGCCGCAAGGTGATTTCGGCGGCAATCCGACTTCGGTATGCAATAGAAGCGGATAACGAAATCAATCGTGTGTTGGACGAAGAGCGCAAGAAGTTCAATAAGGAAGTCTTGCAAGGCCGTCTGCCAGCGCCGTTAGACACGAAGAAGTCGCTCGGTGCCTAACCTCCGTGTTCTGGATTTCGACATCGAGAACCGGCCGCTATCGTACCTCGGCCAAGACTACACGACCGCTGAGATCACGGCCATTGCGGCGTGCTGGGACGGGCACCCGAAGTCGATGACGGTCTGGCTGCTCGGCGTTGACGATCCCATTGATATGCTCGAAGGCTTCCGCAAGGTGTACGACCAAGCCGATATGGTGACCGGACATTATATCCGGATGCACGACTTGCCGATCATCGACGGCGCCATGATGGAACTGGGGCGCCCGCCATTAGCGGAAAAAATGACGTGCGATACAAAGCTCGATCTAGTGCGCCACGGCGCGGTTATCTCTGCATCGCAAGAGAACCTCTGCGAAATGCTCGGCCTGGCGCCGCCGAAGATCCACATGAACACCGTGCGCTGGCGCGAGGCGAACCGCCTCACGCCGGCCGGGCTGGAGCTAACCGCGAAGCGGGCGGTTGGCGACGTGATTCAGCACATGGCGCTGCGGCGCGAGCTAGTGAAGCGCGACTTGCTCAGCGCGCCGAAAGTGTGGAGGCCGTAATGGGCGAAGCAAGGCGTCGCGGCAAGCCCGCACAGTACGCGCCGCAAGTTCCAAAGATCCGTATGTTCGACGCGGTAGCTGTAGACAAGCTCGCGTTCGAGACGGAGTACGCAGCGTTCTGTGCGCGGGTTTCAAAAGTAAGCCAAGTTGAATACCTCGAAATGCTGATCGCGTCTGCGCTGGAGCTGGCGCGGCTGACGCGTGAGGCGGCGCAGCCTGCGGCGCCGCTGGAGGTGCGCTTGCCCGAGGGGATTCAGGAAGCCGCGGCGCGGTTGCAAGCGATGAAGGATTCGGCTTGAAAGGGGTAACCAATGCGCCGCTTGTTATTGACGTTGAGGAAGAGTGGTACAGCCGCCCTGATATCTTGGCACTTATGCGCCAAGGGCACACAGTGCGTAAGATCGTGACCGGCGATCTTACGCTCACGAGGTCGGCCGGCTGGTGCGAAGAGCTTTTCGATTACTTGCCCGCGGCGTTGACGCGCGCCCGGGCGCGAAGGAAGAAGATGAAGTGAGACGCAATATTTATCTTGTCGGCAGTCTCCGTAATCCGGAGATCACACGCATCGCTCGCGTGCTGCGCGACGCCGGCCACAGCGTATACGACGACTGGATTTCTCCGGGGAAAGAGGCCGATGACAGGTGGCAAGAGTATGAGCGGGACCGGGGGCGGACGTTTCCTGAAGCGTTAAAGGGTCACCACGCACGCCACGTCTTCGAGAACGACAAAGAACATCTCGACGAAGCGGACACTGTGGTCATGGTCGCGCCCTGCGGGCGTTCGGCGCATTTGGAGCTGGGGTATTTCGTTGGCTGCGGGAAGCCAGCGTACATCTTGCTCCCCGGAGATCCTGACCGTTTCGACATCATGTACCGCTTTGCAACGGCCGTGTACTTTAATCTTGACGATTTAGTTATGGAGCTAATGAAATGCGACACGCGCTCTCGTTACGATTCAGCGAACTTCTTAAAGAAATGGACGCCCTTCATATCAAGAAAGGCGCGGACTACGGGCTGGCGGACGACCCTTTCTCGAATGTTCGAGCGACCGAGGAGTGGGGCCAGCCCGCTTGGGTCGGCGCGATGATTCGCGCCACCGACAAGATGCGCCGGCTCCAGAAGGTCGCGCAGGGTGGCACGCTGTCGAACGAGTCGGCGCGTGATTCCTTCCTCGATCTTGCGGTGTACGCATTGATCGGGCTGGTGTTGTACGAAGAGGGATCGCATCCGGATAGTGCGCCCTACAAACGCGGTTACGTTCGCGCCGCTACTGTCAACAACGACGACGATTCGGACACGGTTCCCTTTTAGATGCGCGTCCCGCGCTCGATCGTCGGTAAGGTCGTTGAGATTATCTGGCGCGATCCCGGTACCGACCGCAAGCCGCTGCGCGATGCTCTCAAGGGCAGCGCGGCGCTAGCATCGTGGAAGGAGTATGGGCTTGTGGATGATCTGACCGATGGGGTTGTCCGGGTTATCCATAGCGCCGGCTACGATCCGGGCGAGACCGAGATTGACGAGATTTCGTACACTGTGGTCCCGGAAGCGCTTGTCGAAAAGGTGACGGTCTATACGGCTGGGGAATCGCTCCAATGATTGATCGCAGCGAGGACCTCGCGATGGAGGCCGCGATTACCGAAAGCCTGCGTGCTTCGGTGAAGCGGTTGTTCGATGCTGCGCGCAAACCGGCGGTGACGGTCGAAGTGCAGCGTAAAGACTTGGAGATTGTATTAATAGCGTTCTCAGGAAGGAAGGTGGCTCGATGAGCGTTAGCCGCGATGCATACCTCGATCTCATAAAGGAGAATAAACAGCTACAGGAACGGTTCGACGCGGCCCGCGAGCGAGAGGCTAACGCAATGGCCGCAGTTGCGGAAGCGTATCGGGCGCAGATCGCCGCCAGTGCCTCCGCGTTGGAATGCCAGACCAAGCTGCTGGATCAAGAGCGTGTGATCGCCGCCCTCGCGAAGAAATGCGCTCAGCTTGAGGCGGATCGCGAGTACAACGCAGGGCTAGTGCGCGCGATGGAGGGGCGGATGATTGCTGATCTCAAGGCTGAGCCCGCCGATCGCGCGGCGATCCGGGCGCTGGACCACATGCTTACCCAAATGCTCAATGAGACGGGGTGCTGTGGTCGGGAGCAAGCGATCAATGCACAAAAGTACCATGCCCCTACCATCGCGCGCGCCTACGGCAGTGTTGACAATCTAGCCTCGGAGGAATAATCTGATGTCATTCTCTGTCCTACGGGGTGAGACCATGACATTCTCGGCGCTGGCTCGCGACTACCTCCGCTCGAAGGCTGCGGTCGGCCGACAGGCCGCCCGGACTGGCGAGAATTACGACGAGACGTTTGGGTTATTCGTGGAGTTCCTGCATGGGCAGGGGCGCCAGGACGACGTTCGCGAGTTCACGCCCGAAAACGTCGCCGCGTTCCGCGACTGGCTAACCGCCGGCCGAAAGGGCTCGTCGGTCTCGAACCGGCTATCCGCCCTGTCTAGCCTCGGCCAATGGGCGACCAAGACCGAGCGGCCGAAGGCCACTCGGCTAGCGATCAACCCTGCTTCCCCCGACTTCGTGGAGCGCCCCAAGAAGGAGCACCCGCGGGAGAAGTTCCTATATCGGGAGGAGCTTGCCGCCCTCCGGGCGGTATCGTGCGACCCTTGCGAGCGGCTGGCGCTTGACCTGTTCCTCGACACCGGGCTCCGGGTGAACGAGTTGGCAAGCGCGACGGTACGGTGCCTGACCCTGGAAGCCCGCCCTGCGAGCCTAGGCGCCGCCAGGATCGACGATCAGCCTCCGGGGGCTACTCCGGCAGGGGTAGTCCTGAGCGTCCGCCTCAAGGGCGGGCGGCAGAGCCCGCCTATCCCGCTCGACCCCGACTTGGGGGCTCGGCTGGAGGTCACCCTCCGCCAGCGGGAAGTCAAGCCGGACGACCCCCTGCTCGTGAATACCCGCGGGGATGCCTATAAGCGGAACACTCTGACCGAGATGGTGTACCGGCTGGCTTGCCGGGCCGGCATCACGCGGATTCCGGTAAGGCCGCACGTGCTGCGGCACACCTACTCAGTGTTCGCGCGGCAGGCGGGGTTAGATACCGTGCAGAGGGCTAGCTTGCTTAACCATAGCGATACTTCCACTATCCACCGATACGATCACTTGATGCCGGGAGAAGCTGTGAGCGCACGATCGCGCGTGAGGGAGGCTATGAGGTGAACGAACCAGTAATTACGGGGCCGTCGGGGCTTTTGCTGCAAGCGGGGTATTGTCACCGGAACCATTTGCCGGGGTGTACTTGCTGGCAGAGTTTTTGGGAACTGATCTATCAGAACGGCGCACTGTACGGGCGGGTGCGGGGATGACGCCGGAGGCGCACGCGGATGTTTGGAAAGAACGGCTTGCTGAGGCCGCTTGGGTTACCGAAGCTATCCGCGCCGCTGTCGCCGAAGAGCGCGAGGCTTGCGCGAAGATTGCAGACGCCGAAGCCGAATCCGAAAAATATGGGGATAGCCACTGGGAAGACGTAGCGCGATTCCATCGTTTCGGTGCTGAAAATGTGGCGCACGCGATCCGGGCGCGGGGAGGAAAGTAAATGGAATGCTTCATCCTTGCTTACTTCTACTTTGTAGTCAGCCTCTCCGACTATCAAGTAATTGCGGGTCCGTATCAAAATCGTGGTGCGTGCGAAGAAGCACGCGCGAACATCGAAGCGCGGCTACCGGAGTATCGGATTCGCCCCAGTCGTTAGTCCCACCGTACACAAACGAATGGCCCCTGACACAACCATCGTGTCAGGGGCCGCTTTTATTTGGTACGTTTTCACGTACTTAAATCGAACGGGATAGAAACCGAGCACAACCCGGCTTAGGGCCGGTGCCAATTTCTCGCTCTGCGAGTTATACAGAGTTTACAGGGACTTATCCTTCTATCGGCGGATCATTATAAGAAGGGTAATATCCGCTTCTGGGACATTCCCCGGTCAATCGCCGGTTAGGACCAACAGCGCGAGCACGGTCGCCAGTCCCAACAGAAGGCAGAGCCCTAACCAGGCTTGGGCGGTCGTCTGTGGGTCGTCCGGGTCGCCGGACAGCATTACGCCTGAGGCGGCTTCGGCGCCTCCGGCGCCTTCAGGAGATTCAGGACAAGCGACAGGATGTTTACGACTCCGGCACTTTGTTTCGGGAACCGATACGCGAGGAAGGCCGACGCGACCGGCGCAAGCATCTGAAACCAGGGCGAATTGAGGAAGGCAAAATACTCCATGATTAGTTCTCCTTGTCTGTAATCGTGATGAAACACGGTTCGTGGATCTTCGACATCAGCGCGATTAGCGCGAGCCGTGCATGAATGAGAATCGAGTCGAGTCGATCTTGGCCGACTAAGATGCAACCAATACCATCGGCAACCTTGTTGCCAGCGTGAATGCGGATGCCGCTCCGGCCGGGAACATCAATCAGAAGCGGGAGCATGAAATCGTGCGGGCTCCAGAGGTGGCCAGTCGCGGCACGCTCCGATCGTGTTATTTGGACACGATACGTCCCAGCCTTTATCCGGGGGTGCGATGGGTCATCGGGCGGGCGCTCCAGCGTGAAACACTCCCAGATGCTCTCGATATAGAGTTGGCCCCGGGTTAGATCGTCCTCGCGTTTCAGATGTAGTTCCATTGATGAAATGCGCGCTACACGAGCTTCTGGATATGTGTTTTCTCCAGCGCTTCCGTGAGTCTGGCATTGGTCTCCGCTAAGCGGCGCAGCTCGACGTTTAGCGCCGCAGTCGTCTCGATCGATTTGGTACGCTCCGAGTTGACGGCTGTGTGGATCTCACGGGTTAGATATGTAATATAGATACCGATAAGCACACCAACGGTTGTAATAGCGGAAGTAATGATGGGCGTCCAGTCCATTAGCGTTGCTGCCCTCGCCGCATGAGCGCCTCAGGGTCCGACAGAGGGAAGAACCCCTTAATGCCGCCTATCGTCTGTGTGTCTTGAGGGTTACCTGTCATGGCTCCCAGCGGCGCGGTGGCTGCTTTATTGCCGAGCTGGCTAAGGATCTCCAAGAGAGTGGCTCCGGGCGGTGTATTCTGGCCCGGAGGTAGCGGGGGCTGCGCAGGGGCGGGCCAGCGCCCTGGCGGCATCCGAGGCGGTGGCGCCATTAGCTGACCTAAGTTAGCTCCTGGGGCCGCTTGGGCAGTGTAGATGTCCGGTTGGCGCGGGGGTGTGATTTCGGTCGGACTGGGAGTGCCTTCGTTTCCTATGGGCTCCGGATCGAAAGAAGCCGGAGAACCGGGGAGTTCAAACTCCCCGAGTAAGTCGGTGAGATCCATTTGCCGAGGTCGGCTGCCCCCGGATCTTCCGGTTAGTGCATCCGGCGGAATCTGATACGGCTGAAGCGGCATTACAGGCGCGTCTCCGGCTCCGGTGAGCTTTGGCTATTAGCCGCCGTCCCGAGAAGGATCTTTAACAAGCTCCCCCAGTCCGTAGACGGCGCAGTCGAGGGTGCAGGGACAGGCGGTTTTTGTTTAAGCGTGTCTTTCATAGTCCAGCCGGGTAACTCTGGCCCGTACGGGACGATCTTGGGCGGTATAGCGGGCTTGAGGGGCTGGCCGGTTGGGCCGAGCAGGTTTGGCCCTCCGTGCCCTGCCGGAACGCCTGTGGGCACGTACATCCCCATGCCCTCGCCTGGCACTGCCGCAGTCGGTGCTTGCTTGGCCGCAAGTAGATTCTCTAGCGCTTTGGTGTTGGCCTGATAAGCCAGCGCTTTTGAGCCCGGCGAAGCTGCCATTGCGCGCGCCGCTACTGCCGGTCCTGCCCGCTTGAGCACGCCTGCTAGCGGCCCCGCGCCCTCTAGGAGCGCCTGGATACCGCCGCCCTGCAGCGCCGCCTTTCCCATCGGTTGTCCTTGTAGACCCGCCTCAATGCCGCGACTTGCGCCACCAACGCCGATTCGGGCAAGCGCCGGCGCCAAAACAGGGTAGGCAGGGGCTGCAGCGCCCGCAGCGGGTCCGGCGGCGAGCATGGCGCCTAGCGTCGCTATATCCCCCGCCGCTTGGGTTTTTGTGGGGATATAACCGCTCCCTGGGAACTCTTTGCCCAATTCGGGGCGTTGCCCCGCCCGGATGGCGTTGTTCGTTTGCATCCATGGATGTTCCGTCTGGACGCGATACTGTTGCGCCTGCTGTGTAGCCGCCTTAATGTCGGGCGCCTGAACTTCGTACGTATTGCCGTTGGGGAGTTGGATTTCGAAGGTTGACATCCCACCGCTCGGAGGTGTCTCGCCACCGAATTGCACTTGTGCCCCGGGCTCATACTTCATGGCGCCCACGGAACGGTTAATATCCGGCTCCTGGATGCCGCGCTGGCGCATTTCGTTAGCCATGTCATCCGTAGTTACTTTCGTGGTAACGGGCGGCATTAGCGTTTCTTCCGGATCTTCATACCGTTACCCACGTCAACCCACGGCTCTTCGGGTGTTGCCGGCGGCGCGGCGGGCGCCCCACCAATCGACGGGCGCTGTGGTCGTGGCGAAATAACACCAGGGAACCCTTGACGCCCTCCGGCGGTCTCGTATTTCTGGAGGTCATTAAGATAGTCGGCCATACTGCCGGATAACGCTTCAAGCGCTGCTGGTGTGGTAGCGCCGTAAAAGGGGCCGATGATCCGTTGAAACCGCTCATACATCTGCGGCGATCCCGCGCCGCGCAATCCCGAGATAGCAGCCTCATATCGCAACTGTGCGTGCCGGAGTCGAGTAGCGATGCCCTGTTCCTCGGGTGTGAGAAAGCCAATCGAGCTAAGAAATGGAACGCCCTGGGCGAAGGACCGCCAAGACTGGTTTAACCGCGTGAGGCTATCGGGACCGAGTTTGCGAAGATCCCCCGCCAGGTCCGACATTTCGTGGACGGAGAAGTCAGCTTGCGCCGCGCCCTTGATCGTTTCATCCGAACTAAGCGCCGGGCGGGAGATTACAGGAACAGGCGTCGCCGAAGGCGCGTTTGGCTGCGCGCTTGGGTTAGGGAATCCGGCTATCTCAGATTTGGAGAAAGCTTGGCCACCCGGGGCGACTGTTGTCGTACCTGCTAGTGTGTTGATACGCTGCAAATTTTCGGGTGTGGGATTCTGTTGATACGCTGTTACGGCTTGGTCGAGAGCTGAGCGGGTAGCAACCGCCGGGATACCCGGTGTTTCCACTCCAGTAATGTTGCCTTGACGCCCGGTTCGCACGTTAGCCCACGTTGGCTTGCCCTGCGCATCTACCGATTGAATGATATGTGGTGTCTCTTTACCAAGGTCGGTCAGATCTTTAAGGAGGGTGGCTTGCGGGGCCGTTGGCCCCAGACCCACAGCCTTGAAAGCCCGCTCTTGGGGCGACAGCCCCAAGGAATTCTCAGTGAATGCGTTCCACGCTTCTTGCTGCCGCTTTGCTTCTGCCGCTTTATCCGTCGTCTCCCGTAGCTTCTCGTATGTGGGGAGGATGGTATTCGGGATTTGCTTCACATCTGGAGAGATGAGATTACGGAGTGGTTCGGGAAGCGCCTGCACGTCAGTCAGACGACCCAGGTCAAACTGGCGTTTCTGTTCCGCGAGCGCGGCGGCCTTCTGCTGATCCTCCACGCTATGCGACAAACCTGTCCCGGTACCACCGAGCACGCCCATCAGCGCTGCGAGGCCGTAGTCCGCCACGATCAGAAGTACCCGTAGTCCGGGCCGGAGTTCTGTTGATTGAGAAGGCCCCATAGATCCATGCCCGAGTTGTCCACGCTGCTGCCTAGTCCGGAGTAATCGTATGATGGCGTGTCGAAGGAATAACCGCCGCCGTACGCGGGCAGATCAGTTCCGCCGCCGGAGAAATTGAGCCCGCTGGGGTAGGAAGCCTCGAAGGATGATGGCGCGTTGTACCCGCCGGAGGCGGGCGCCATCTCGCTCGACATCTCGTTAGTTTTCGCCATGTCAGGCGCTTGCTCCGTCTTTGGGCCGCCGAAGAGGCCAGCGAGTTTGTTGTAGCCGCTTTGCGCGGCACCTTTAAGCTCGGGGCCAAAACCTTCCTTGCTGAGCGCGTATCGACCAACGCCGCCCGCGAGGCCGCCTAAACCGCTGAAGATTTGCCCCTGCGTCTGCCCCTTACCGGCGGCGGCGAGTTGGGCGCGCTGTCGCGCGTCGGCGGATGCGTTTTGGGAAGCTGCCAGGTTCGCTTGCGTCGCGCGATTGCGCTCGCTGGTGGCGTAGCTAGCCGCGTTGCCAATCGCGGCTTGCTGCGCCTGGCGCATAGCGTTCTCCGCGTTCTGGCGAATCTGGCCGGCGGCTTCGGTTTGATTCATGCTGTTGAGCGCTTGCTGGTAGGCGTTCCAAGTACTGAGGCCCATACCCTTACCGAATGCCGCCTCGTTCTGCTGCTGCGCGAGCTGGCCGTATTGGCGCAGATTCTCCGGCATCGCGGCGCCCACTTGCTGCTCAACTTGGGCGCGCTGTTGCTCCGGCGTGAGAATCTGGTTCGACATACTCTGCGGAAGGCCCGCAATCAGATCATCGAGAGTGGCTGCCATGGGTTATGTACCACCTCCGCCAGCCGCGTTCTGGTTGAATAAGTCCCGAAGCTGCGACTGATACAAAGTATTAAATTCTCGCTCTTCCCGCTCACGCCCGGCCTGGCCCGCTGCCGTCCGCTCTCGATCCGCTTGCATAGCTTCCTCAGTGATCGGACTGGTTACGCGCGGTAATTGGGCAAGAAGCGGAGCGTACTGTTGAATCATGGCGAGAATAGTCTTAGAAGCTGTCGTTTGCAGGGCATTTGTAGTAGCTAGAAAGGCATGCCCAGGACCCACATAAGGGACATCGACAGCCGTCGCGAACCACTGGTCATTAGCGCGGCCGCCAAGCTCGCCCTGTTCTTGGTAGGCTTTCAAGAATCGGACGAATTGTTCGGGCGACAATTGGCTAAATCCGACCGACGCAGGGATACCAATCGATTTCGCCACATCATCAGGAAGTTGGAGGGAGACTTGCACGCCGGGAACGGGGCCTTCTAACGCTTTTTGTATGGCGCGTATATCCCCACTATAGGCCGCCGTCTGAATCCCGGTTCCGTACTGATTGATGTCATCCTTCAGCGCTGTCATCGCATCCTGGCGGTGTCTTATATAAGGCTGATCCTGCATGGTCCGTGTAATCAGATCAGAGAGCATTCCAGCGCCAGGGCCGCCGATAAGCTGGGCTATACCGCCGTAAATCTGTTTATCGTTTCCTGTCTGTATCTTACCAACGCTTTGATACACGCTATACAGAGCTGCTGCTGCCCCAAGGGGGAGAGCGGCTGCGGACCCAAGGGCAGCAACCGTTGCGGTCGCTTCGCTCGCCGCTATAACCCCATATTCCACGGCTAGCGCGACTAATTGGGTGGCAGTAGTAACACCGTTTTGCAACAAGTTAATAATCATCCCGGGCGTTACTTCAGCGCCGGAGGCCAACCCGTAGATAGATGCGACCAATCCCATGACTGACGCACTCGCGCCAAGCGCTGAGGCGCCACCGCTAGCTGCGCCACCCTCGCCCCCAGCCCCGAGCTTGTAGTCTCCAGCGTCCATGGGGAACCCTTCAGTGGGTTGTCCGGTAAGAGACAGGTTGGACGGGAATTGGGCTCCAGTAGCTTCTACGCCGCCAAAGGATAACCCCGAAGGATATGCCGCGCCGCCGGCCGCACCGCCCGTCTGAAACAGTTGCTTCAGATAGTTATTAACTTTGCTTCCAGTCGCCTTGTCGAGCATGTTGGCAGCACTGAGCCCGGTCTTGGCGTAACCAAGCTCGGTCAATCCTGCGGGCGGACCGTTGTCCGCCCCGCCAACATCCTGCTCGACACCGTCCTGATGGCCGCCCTGCGCCGCCTCATTCTGGCTGCCCCCGCTAGACCTGAAAAAGTCTTTCAGGCTTACAGAGCGCTGCTCGCCCGTCAGGGGGCCATACTGTCCGGCCTCACCAGTTAGAACGTTGCCGAGTCGTTCCGCGGGGGGCAGGAGCGGGGATGACTCTTGAGTAGCGGGGGCGCGCTCCACGCGCTCCGTGGCGAGTTGCGACGGCTCGCCGGCCTCGGGGGAGACTTGCGATGATTTGCTCAGCTCGCCTCCGTATAACGGCTGCTCCTGAAGATCGGCTGACTGTTGGTCGTTAGCGTATCGGCCCAGCCCTTGAAGGCCATAAAGAGATAGCTTCTTGCGTCGGCTGGCTTCGGAGTCGCTCTCGGGGGCGGCGTCGATAGAAAAGGGGTTGTCAACGGGCACGGGTTAGCCCTTGCCCCGACGGTCGATCCAGCCGAGGGTTGCAATTTGAACGAGCGCGTTGGCGTCCGCGCGGTAACGAATTTGGGCACTAGTGTTTGTTGAGACTTGAATCGGACCTACGTTCATTACGCTCGCTGATGCCGTACCAATAGACGCTAGAGGAGTAGTCGTTGTGCCAACAGCCTCATCGTTAACAGCCAAAGAACTGACATACATTCTCGTGCTGTTTGCTGTATTAAGATTAAGAAGGGCAACTACAACAATTCCGGTTGGGACTTTTAGTGTCGCAGTATTCGCTGATGTTCCGGGCGTGGCGTTGGCAACATCAAGAACTGACGCTTTTCGTTGAAATCTGTCGCCATCTTGATCAAAGAGAACGATGGCGGCACTCTCACGCATGATGGACCCGATCCGCCGTGACTTTGTATAGTTTGTCGGCATCGTCGGGGCGGTTGCAGAGAGGCTGAATAGCGCATCCACTACACCGGTATCGACCCGCTCAATCAGGTGTACGTGGTAGGTGTTGTTGCCAATCGCGCCAGTATCGAGCCCGCCCTGGTTCGTGCCGACAACCCAGTTAACGTCAAGCTGTTTGGTCAGCGCCGACGTAAGGGACATGAAGACACGGTTAGCAATAGCTGCGTCCGCACTGGCCGCGGCGCCTACCGCGATGTCAATGTCGTTCGTCGCGTCGGCGCCGTTGTTGGATAGCGCTAGGCCAGTAAGCTGATCGGTGAGGCCGGCTGCCGAGGCCCACGCGGGTATACTGACGCCCATCGTGAGCACCTGGCCGGCGCTGCCCGGCGTGAGCCGGGCTAATGTGTTCGTGGCGGAGGCGTACGGAATCTCGCCGATTGCCCACGCTGATATAGCCGTGGCGGAGCCAATAGCGTTGTTGAGCGCGGTGTAGTTGCCGTTGAAGTCGGCTGCGACCGGGACCGTACCGTCCACGAGGACAACCATGGCGGGCATTTACAGCGCCCTCGTCAATCTGCCGCGTTCGTCACGCGGCATATTCGCACCTGTGTTAAGCATTTACTTCCCCGACTCGTGCTTCTTTAGCTCGGCTTGCAATCGCGCGATTTCTGCTTGAAGCGCCGCAATTTGTAAAACAAGCGAACCAATAATCTTTTGAAGAATTTCTTCAACACTCACGCCATATCCCCTTAACTGATCGCCGTAACAATGCCGTTTTTCACGGTGATGCTCGTGACCGCCCCAGGACCGAATGTTGCAACGCCTGCAACACCATTAGCCCAATACGCGCCCGAGGCGTTGATGGTCCCAGCACCTTTATCGCCGCCAGCGGGCGTCCCGAGTTGTAATCCACCCGTACCGGTCTCGTTAAGCTTGATTGCGCCAGTCGAGTTATTGATCCGTTGAAATATCCCGATCGACGGATTAAAAATCTGAAGATCGCCCGCTGTAGAAATCCCTATATCCCAGCGAGCGGCAGTATCCGCCATACGCTCAAGACGAATGCCGATATCACCAATATTGGTAAAAATATGGAGCGGTACTTGTGGGCGCCCCGCGGGGCTACCTTGGTTTGCGCTATTGCCGATCGCAACGCCTATTTGGCGTTGTGCGGTTCCCAGCGTGCCCACGCCGGCATAGGTAACTGCTGCCCGTACATTGCTAACAATTACGGCGGTTGCCCCGGTGACGGTCTGGTTCGCAGCGGGAGAAATGGTTACTGACGTATTACTTGCTATGTTTGTGATTGTTACCGTCTGCGTACCGGAGCCGCTTCCGGGTACATAGTTAATAACGATTTGGTCGCCTACATTGGCGCGAAGTTCTGCTTGAAACTGCGTCCCAACGCCGGTTACCGTCGTTGTTCCGTTTGTGTTGAGCGTACCTGTAAGGGTCGCATCATCGAGACGAATAGCATTACTCCATACAACGTCCTTGCCGGTAGCGCTGCCCCAAACAACATTGACCAGGGCTTGTTGAAGTTCGTTAACCGATGGCTGCGTAAAAGCGTTGGAATAAAACGATAATGAGGACCCGATGCCCGCGCCGACCGAGGATAGATTGCGAGTTACAATACTGCCGGAAGATGATGTGCCTACCGGTAAAATCAGTTCCATGTGTCCGCGAGTGCTATCGATGGCACCCGCAGCATTGCCCACTAAAACCACACCCGCGTCAGTGATACGAAACGCTTGTACGCCGTCTGTCGCTAGCCCGACTTGGTGCAGAGCCGGAAAGTACAGCCCAGTGTTCGCACTGCCGGATGCGGTAAAAGCCGGAGCGCCAACCGTCCCGCCTGTGGTTGTCACCGAGGGTGTAGTAATATCGTCATGTGTCCCATCAGCGTTATGTTCCAAACGCAACCACGGCACCAGAATGTTGAAGTACGGAGACTCGCCGAAAGACGGTAAGCGCTCAGCCATCGCTAAATCCCGAATCCACCGGCGCCGAAGCCGGCGCCGCCCGAAGTGCCGCCCGTGGTGGAGGGCCGAACGGCCCGACGCGGGCGCCACAGGATCTCGTAGCCATACCAGGTGAAGGGCTCCCCAGCGTTGACGTTCTTGATGCCGATTTCGAGGAACTCCCCTAGGCCTGCCATGTCGATACGTTTGGCAAGCTGGTCTTTCCGCCCAAGCGGGTCCACGCCGAGTTGCCAGTTGACGCCGAGCGTGTGCGAGCCGCCGAGCAAGCTCGCGGTATACGACTGGCCGCCCGAAGCGCCGAAGTCGAATTTGGTATCAATGATGACGGCGAAATCTCCCTCTTCCTTGAAGTAGAAGAATCCGTGCCGCGGTGACTTCTGGATACCCGGCGCGTTAAGCGCCGAGAGGTGACGCGCTTCGCCGCGAAACGCATTAACAGATATATCTTGATTCAGCTTGTAGACGTGCCCGTTATAGCCACCCGCAAAAATATCCGTTACACCCGTGGTCGTGTTGAACACGGGCCACATGCTCGCGAGCGCCACGTCGGGCCACACGCTCCAGCCGTTCGTGTGCAGGTCGATAACCAGAACGATGTCGTTCTTCGTCGTCGCGCCCGTGCTCGCCGCGCAATAGATACGGTTGTTCTGGCTGTCGTACACCATGACCGCATTCGCGAGATTCTGGAGGCCGAGCGTCACGCCGCTGCCGGCTTCCCAATACGGCGCGATGCGGTCGCTGGCGTAGCTGGCCTTCAGGTCACCGAAGTTCAGCACCGTGCGCAGGTTGAGGATTCCGTTGTTCGCCAGGAACCACACGTCGTTGATTGCGAAGACGTTGCCCTTCGTGGAGACCGCGCCCTTGCTGCCGGTCGTAGGCACGACGTTCGTGATGCTGTACGTTGACGGCGATGTACCCTGGAGGCGATACGGCCGGCCGCCCTTGAAGATAATCAGCTCGTTGATCGACGGAACAAGATCAACGATATCCGAACCGTCATTCTGGTTGATGACCGCGCTCCCGGCATTCAACGCGGTCGTGTAATCCTCTTCGGAGTTTAGTGCGGACCATGCAATCGTGGACTTGAGACCAGCGGAGGCATCCGCGAAGAACACGCGGTTGGAGTGAACGACAACCGGGCCGCCCTTGGCGGGCGGCGTGCCGCCGAGCACAGCAGACGTAGCCGCGTCAGTCGTCTTCCGCGGCGCGTCGGCGCGGTTGCAGAAGATCAGCTTGTCGTTATAGACCGCGAAATACCACCGGGTGCCAGTTGTAGCGCCTGTGTGGAACGTCGCCGTCGTGCCGTCGCTATTGAGCCGGTAGACTTTACCGTCATCACCACCGAAGGTATTGAACCGAGTGCCATCCGACTTGACGAACTCAGAGCCGCCAGTGATCGCCACCGAGGCGCCGACGCTCGATGTCGTCATGCGCTCGATGTCGAACCGCTTCGTGACGGCGCCCGATGCGGTGTACACGCAGTTGTCAGCTTTGCGAAGGGTGTTCTGGCCCTTCTGGACAGCCAACTGTAGGGGGCTGTCCTTGATGTTGAGACCTTTCTTGAAATCGAAAACTTGGTAAGTTTCTAACCCTTTGCCGAAAGTGGCGGGAGCGACGCCCTTAGCCAATTGGGGCCTCGCGTGGATGGTGCTTGCTTAGATACGCCTGCATAGCCGACAACCGCTCGTAGTTATCTTTAACAAGCCCCAGCGCGGCATTGCACGTGAAACACAACAGCCCGCGGACTGCTACCGAGCACGCGGAATCACGAAGACCGTTTCGCTGCCCACCGCCAGTGGCGTGGTCGTGATCGACCCCCAACCGCTTCCCCGCGGAAGGCGGCTGCCCACATATAGCGCACGTGCCGCCCTGCGCTGCGAGTAGATCGTTATAGACACTCGGTGTTATGCCATACCACCGGCTCATATAGTCGTCCCGCAGCGCACGCTTCGGAAAGCACGTGCGGCACCGCCCCGCGGCGGTGTTCTCAGCCGTCTTTGCGTGGCCGCACTTACGCCACATGCCATCATTACGCCGGCCGCGCATTACCAACCGCTCAAATAGGAACGAGCTACATTTAAATCCTGGGATTGTCGCATATCCGATCCAAATTTTTCCGCTATGATTTTGTCGCCACTCGCCTCGTACGTCCCAGCATCGGGCGAGCGATCTTGGCGTAGGGCAAATGAAGTCGCATAATCACAAACCGCGATGTAAAGCGGGTTGGGCAGCGTAAGCCGATCGGTATCTGCGGACAGATCCGCTAGCGTCTGTACATAGGTGATGCGGAGGTCCAAAGTCGTATCTGACTTTGGAGCTATCCGCAGTACCGCAGGTTCTTGGATGATGTCGTAGAACAGCTCATCTACCGGCGACTGGTTATCTACGAGCGAGCGGATGGCCCTAAACTCGGGATCGTTGATGTCCAGTCGGGTGAAACTGAGGTCCTCGAAGCCGGACGTGATGCACTCGATGGCGGACATCTGGTCGAAGTCCGGAGGCAGCGCGTAGTCACTTGTCCCCGCAACAATACGGAACGAACTGGTGTTGTAACTCTCACCTTGGATAGTGAACGCGCCATCGTTGCTCGTGCGTGTGATGGTGCAGTAGTACTCGTTTAACGCGCGGAGCCTAGTCCAGACTCTGTCTTTGGCGCGGTTGAGGTACCTATTTATTTGCAGGTCTGTCCAAAAGCTAGCCGATGCCTCATCTAACTGATCGCGCACCCGCAAGCGCAAGTCGCTCAAACTCTTATAATGTTCGTTTGAAATGACTAGTTACCTCGCCTGGTGCCGAAGAAGATATGCATGGAGCTTAAGAAGACGTTCGGGGTCGTCGTTAACCATACCGAGAGCGGCATTGCAGCCATGGCACAGCAAGTCTCGTACACGCCCCGTTGCGTGGTCGTGATCGACATGAAGACGCTTGCCAGGCAGCGGAGTATACGCGCAGGTTGCACACTTATCGCCCTGTGCGGCCACCATCGCGGCGTAACCATCTAGACTAAGCCCGTAGGAGGATCGAAGATTGTTTTCTAATATCCACTTAGCGCCGCGGCGCGCACGAAGAGCAGTCGCCCTTCGGCGTTGCCCGGCACGACCCTTTTCAGTTTTCGTCCAACGCCGTGCGTAAGCCCGCTTACAAGGGCGACAAGTGGTCCAGCCGGACTTCCCAAGCGGCGAGGTATTCTCAGGGATACGCGGGTGCCCGCACCGCCAAGGGCGAAGCGGCCGTGCCGTCTTAGGCATCAGCCAGAAACCTCAGTCCATACCAGCGGATCAGCAGTCGGATTCAAAGATTTCCAAATCGTCCCGTCATCTTTCAAACCGAGCAGAAAGTTGCCAGACGCGATAAACGCGATCGACACAAAGTCAGGGCCGGTTGGCGCAGGCTGCGGTGGTGGGCCAATAATCTCCGCCCACGGCGAGACGTTGCTCTGGCCGAGAACGGGAGCACTGTACCGAGCGGCCCACAAACGGCCGTCGTTGTCGAGTTCCAGAATACCGACAAGCTCGTTCTGGCTATTCGTAATAATTTGGAATTGGACGGTTTTCGCCACTACTCTTTAAGTTCCCCGGCTTGATTGCCGATAACGTTATACGCAACCGCAATAAATGCGCCGATTCTAACTGGCGCACCGAGCCTGCCAAATGAGTCAAGCGTCGCTACAAGCCCGTCGCCCGGAGCGAGTAAAAAGTAATCACTCGGCGCCCAGTTGGTTTCGCGATCCGCACCAACTGCGGCGACGCTGTTACCCGGACGAAACTCGAACACAGCGCCGCCCATGATCGCGAAATCGCTTAAGCGGAACAGCGCCAGTGCGAATTCATGTGCGCCGCCGTGTATGGTTCCGGTGTGATAGTGCATCCGCCCGAGGATGCGGATGATGGCGATAGTGCTACCCGGCCGCGGATGAGGAATAGGGAACACATGTGTCATCGTCGCTTGCGCGACTTCTACATCCGACTGGAGAACGTCTCTGACGGCGTTTACAACGACAGCGCTGTAGAGACGCGGCATCGAACCCTACGCAATACGCCGATCGCGTACCTTGAAACCAAAACCACTGTCCGCGTACTCGAGCTCCGGGTTGGTTACAGCAACCCGGCGCCCATCCGCCCACGCCATCCGTTCGTATGCATCGTCCGTCGCGCCTTTGGCCCAATGGTCAATTTGCTTGTCCGTTTGCGCGTCCCACTTCTCCGCATCCGCGTCCAGTTGGCGGTTGATTTCCTTCATCCCGCCTTGGCGCCAGGCGTCCAGGCGGGCAAGCTCCGGCGCGATAAACTGCCAGTGCGCTAGCTCGCGCGGAACGCTCAGGACGTGTACGTAACCCTCGCGCCAGCCTTCAAACAGATCCTTGCGGATCGGCGGCGCGTCGTCTGACGGCGGCGTAGCGTTCGCTAGCCGCGGGTCCGAGGCCGGCTGGTGCCGCTCGATTAGGAACTTCCCGGCGTGCAGGCCCCAGCGGATGCGGAGCTTGGAGTCGTAGGCCGCAAGATCGCGCACGAGGGAAGCGTCGGGGATCATTCAGTTCGCCCTATAATGGTGATATTGTTCGGGCTCGCCGCCCGCAGGGGCGCCCGGAGTGAAAATTACATCCGTCTCGTTGGGCGCCGAATCGCCAAAAACGATGCCGCCTGCTCCGCCTTGCCCACCCGTGAAGACGTGACCCGTAACAACACCCACGGCATTAGGAGCGGCGTCGCCAAACACGAGCCCACCAGCGCCGACAATAGACTTGCCGATGGCCAATGGGGCAACTCCGCCCAGCACGATCCCGCCGGCTCCACCTTGGCCGCCAATGAAGCTGAAGCCGGTGATAAAGGGCGCCACCCCGCCGAGTATCAAGCCGCCCGTGGGCGCCTGGGGGATATAGCCGATCAAGCTCTCCGCCGTACTGCCGAAGATGATGCCCCCGCTACCAATGTAGAGATACTCAGCGGCACCCCCGGGGGCTTCAAAAAGAGAGCGGTAGGCGGCTAACATTTACGAGAGGAAACCCGCTTTAAATAGCTACTTCAGCCCACGTCATGCTCGCGATGGTCGAGAGAACAGTGGAGGTATATTCGGCTACCCAACCTCCCGGCGGAATGACGATGGAGCCGCGAATCTCGTAGATCGAGCCATTGACCGGCGGGTTCACAACCTGCGCCGTGGCGCCCGTGATAGGCGTGACGCCAAGGGCGAGGAAAAGGAAGGGCGTACCAACAGTCGTGGCGGCAGCGTCGACCTTAGCTGTCCCGATGGCCGATGCGCTGAGGAGCGTACACTGTGGAACAAGTGGAGTCGTGTGGGTCACAACACCCGCCGCGTTGAATCCCGCCTGAAGCCCGAACGTACTGAGCGCGGCCGGGGCACCGACAACAGCGAGACTGTATTGGAGGAGAACGAGGTTCTTAGTGTTACCGGCTGGATTGCTCAGGATTAACCCCAGCGCCGTGGTCGTCAGGCCGACCGAGGTCGTGGTGCCGCCAGGACCCTGATTGCTGCCTGAGAAGATCAGGCCGCGCTGGGCAAGCTCTTGGTAATCGCCCATCCCAGCACCAACGATAGTTGCCCCGTCGCGGCCAGACCGCTGTGGGATCGTCACGCCATCGGACGCAACGATGAGTCCCGTTCTCAGTTCACTAATCATAGAATGTCACTCACTCCTTGAGACGAGGTAGGTCCTGCGATAATCAACAGAACGAGAAGAATCTTATCGAGCGTTACCTGCTGCGCTTCCAACAACTGCCGAACCTTTGACTCATGGGCGCTTTCGATGAACTCCGGTGGCCCCGAGACGATCTCTCTATGGACATCGGCGTATGTCTGGTCAGGTTGCTTGACGGAGTCGATCTCCGTCCGCATCTTCTTCCCACTGCCATCAGGAGCAACCTGGATATAGCCCGGGTCGGCCATCAGTCCAACTCGTCCTTCGCAGTGATCCGCGGCGTTTCCGCTAACGGAACCGGAACTACGTCAAATGAACCACACGCTCGGCACGGGTGCGCCATTTAATCCAATTCGTCTTTGCACGTTACGCGGGGGGTGACTTTTATGGAGTCCCCGTTGTTCTGAATGACGAACGGGGCGCCCGTGAACCGCTCCGCATACACCAGCGTACCGGACCCAAGTTGGGTTAGAAAATACCCATAAATGTTCTGCGCGGCTTGGTCAGCGGACGAGGTAAACGTCTGCTGGGCGTACGACGCTACCCCCGGCGCCCCGGGAGAAACCGTCCAGCTTGCCCCAGTAAGCGTCAGGTTCGCGTATCCCGTGAAGGTCGCCTCGGTGTAGGTCGCAGCGGTGTCGGCGTCCGCTGGCGTGATGTTGTTCTGGTACAGCTTCAGAACAAGGTTCTGGCCGGCGGTATGGTTCAGCAGCGCCTTGAGGGCGATAACCTCGCCCTCGTCCGTGACACGAAGGGACACGGGCTATCCCAGGTCGGCGAACGCTTCGGCGGCTTTCTTGAGTGCGGCGGACTTCTTGGCGGCTAGGCTGGCCAGCTCCGCCCGAATACGTTCAGCTTCGGCTTGCACCCGGGCAAGGTCTTCTTTGGCGTGCGCCAACTCAGCACGAGCCTTCTCGCGAGCATTTTCAAGATTATCGACCGAGTTCATTAACTCGCCCACGCCAGCTAGCGCGGCTTTGATCTGTGGCAGTTCCCGCGCCATAGTATCGAGAACACTAAGGCCGTTCTGTACCTCCCGAAGTTCTTTTGCGCCAACAGTCGCCATTTAACTAACTCCAAAGTTTTCTACTTCAATCGAGCCGGGTAAGGCAGCAAGATACGCCGCAAGCGGAATAGGTGGAGAGTCGGACAAATTCCAACGCAACGATAGCTCTACGATTCCCCATTCCCTCACAAAATCACCTTCGGTGGCGTGTAACACCTTATGGATAACCGTAAGTTTTCTAGTATCAGGAAACACGTCGCCTGCGTTTGCAAGTGAGCCGTCTATAGAAATAGCCATTTACCCGTCCAAACCCCACGCAATAGGGATAATAATGCTATCAACAGCGGCGGTAACTGTAGTAACCGTAACTAGGCGAAGAATACTGCTCCCTCCGCCGAGAACTGTAACGGGGCACGAAATCGTTGTGTTATCGGGGAACGATGCAACCGCCATGAACGCAATCGTTCCCGCCACAACAACTGATGTCAAGTCTGTCCAAACTTCGGCTTCTTGGTCGCTAGCGCGTGGGCTCAAAGCCTGAATTCGCCAGGACACGGCAGTAGTATCCGGTAGGTAAAACGTCCCTACCTTTGCGCCAAGGGGAACTGTGAAGGAGCGACTCTTGTCTCCGTTAAGGGTGTCCGGGAATAAAACCTTGTCGAAAAGCCCGGTATCGGCCTTGTAACTCATGCCATCATCTCCTGGGGAGCGTGTGCTAGGTCAGTAGCCTGGATTCCCCAGGCGCAGGAATTGTCGTAAGAAGCGCGGCCCACGTGTTCGATCAGTACCTTACGAGTCGCGAAAAGCGTCGCGCCAGCGGCGCGAGCCTGCCGGCTAAAGTCCCAATCTTCAGGTTGCGTTTCGGCGAACCATTCGCCATTCTGGTTGCGGATGATGCGGTCGCGAATCGTGAAGCAGATGTCCTTGGCCCAGTCGGCCCGCATATCGACCAAGAGGAGCCCAGTGTTAACGAGTAAGCCAGGCTCCGTCCAAGTCTCTTCTCGCGCGAAAACCTCAGCCAGAGAGAGACGACGAGGATTCCAAATATCATTAGTTTCTAGAGCGGTTGAGGTAAGCCCGTCTGGCGTCTTGATGGGCGACACAACCGATAGCACCGACGCCTTGTGCTCGGTTAACTCGTTGAACATGATGGCCGGCCAGTGGTCGGAGATTGGAATTACATCCTCGTGAATCATCAGGAAGAACTCAGCCCCGGCGTTGAGCGCCGCTGCCCAAGCACGGTTAAACCCCAAGGCGAGAAGCGAACTCGCTACCTGGAAGAACCGTACGTTGAGGTTGAGGATGCCGCACAGCTCGACCATTGAGGAGCCGTTGCTCCTGCGGCCGTCGTAGCTCGGCAAAGCGACAAACAGCGTGGGCTTGTCGCCCACGTCTAGCTACCGGGTTCGAAATAAACGTCAATACCAGCCGGGCGCGCGGTGGTCGCGACGAGGGTAGCACCGTTAAAAACAGTCGTAACAGAAACCCCAATGCCGTTAGCCATGCGTTTTCCGCCCGCGGGGAAGATCATCTTGACCCGGCCGCGCAGTCCAGACGTAGCGGGGAGTGGAACAGCGAGGGCAGCCACCGGCACGTCGGTGCCCGCGGTGGGCGCTGAGGCCGTGTCATAGATCATAACGTTGGCTAGCGCCGAAAGACCGTCAGTAGGAAGATCGACGTGGATAGCACTCATGCGGCAAGATACGGCCGCAACGCTAGTGTTAGTGCCGCACGCGGTTTGATCCATGTGGAAGACAGCCATTTATTTTTCCTTTTCCCGGCCGGGGTGTCCGCCAAAGGCGGCAAGCTAAACGGTCTCGGGATGCTTCTGAAGAATCCAATTGTACGAGTCGCCTTGATCCTGCGTCCAAACAAGACGGAAGTCATTTTTCCAGAGCCAGCGGTAGTCCGTCATAGGCGAGACACCAATCTGGCGGGCATACTCAGCTTGATTCAGGAAGACCAGCGACGAGGGCGAAACGATGCGGCGGTGACCCGGATCGGACCATGCCCACACACTGTCCCATTTAGGGGTGCTACCGACGAGGATGCCATAGGGTTTCAGAATTCGGTACAGCTCGGCGAAATGCTGGAAAAATGAGCGGTAGTCACCTTGCTGGCCGAGGTGCTCTAGGACTTCGTAAGCGTGGACTTCATCGAACGTATTGTCGTGAAACGGCAGTCCGTCTTCGATATCAGCAAGGCAGTCTGCTTTGCAATTCGGGTCCATGTCCAGTGCTATCAAATGCGTCCACGTTTGCGGGCGCCACGCAGGACGAATCTTCTTTTCGCGACTATTGCCGCTGCCCAGCAAAAGCTCCATCAGCGGTACTTCTCGTGCCAGTATTCAACCCAGTCATTTGCGCCGAGCTTGAGCTTGCCGCACCAGGCGGTAACGCCCTTTCTTTCCGCGCGACTCGGGTAAACCTCAATAGTTGTCAGGTGGCCAAGCGGGACATCGAGCGCGACGTGCGGCGTGAAGCCGGCCGCACGAACCTTCTTGAAGAACAGGTGATCTTCACCAATCAAGCCCTGGCGCTCGAACCAAGGTTCGGCTAACGCTTCCAAGACGCGGCGACGGACTAGTAGGCCGCCCGAGCCCGCACTGGCGACCGGCAGGAGTCCTTCCTTGCCTTCCAGATTGACCCAGCCGTAGCCATTGAAGGACCCGTCTTCGTTCTCGGATTTGTAGATGCACGGGTTGAATGGGGGCTGGCGCTGGGCGTACAAGGGGACGACGACATCGACGTTCTGGTCCAGGAGACGAATCGTGGTGTCCGGCGGGAAGATGTGGTCGTCATCCCACATCTGAACGTATTCGATATCCGGGTTTTGTAGAGCGAATCGGATTATCGAATTACGATTATAGCTGACATCATAGCCAAGCCCGCCGTATCCTTTAGAACCGAGGGGCACATGGAGGCTAGAGAACGCCATCGTGAAAGCGTGATACCGGGCTAACTCGCCACCCGCGAGGCCGACAACAATCGGCGGGTGGTTGGATTCTACGTAGATCACTTGCCCTGCTTTCTGTGAGAAGGCAGACGTTCGCCGGTCTGCCAGCGGCTCGGGACGCGCGTAGCGGAAGCTACGCGCCCACTTACTACCTGTTGCTGTAAAGAATCGTAACGGTAGGAGCCGAACCTGCCACCGCGGCGGTGTTCAGGTTGGCCGCGTCAACAACTGCATACGACGCTCCGGTCTGGAACTCCGTACCCTGCGGCAGAAACACCGCAGTCTTGCTCTTACCGGCAGCGACGCCAAGACCGATCATCTCGGCGCTGGCAGTAAAGCCGGTCGTGGTCAGCGCGATACCGCCCGTTGAGGTATTAAACACCCGCACGAGCACGTTCTGAGTCGCCGCGGCCGGCGAATCAGCGTGGATCGCGTAGATATTGACACCCGCATTGGTGCGGATTTCGCCGCCGGCCGCGAGGGCGGTCACGGTGCCGTGAAAAACCTGAAGCGCATCCGAACCGACTTCGAAGCCGGCCCCGAGGCTCTCCTTCAGGAGCGGAATCATACGCTCAAGGGATTCCTTGCCGTAGATCCCCTCATTCAGGAGTTGACTAAGAACTGCTGCATTTGAGGGCATTGATTATCTTTCCTTGCTAAACGTGCCGCCTCCGGCGGCCACGTTAGCGTAGTCTGACGGATTGCGCTTGAGCTGGATGGTACGCAACTGACCCTCACCGCGATCAGGAGCCGCATCCGTATCCCAGCCTTCAACCCGCTGTGTGTCGATATCGATGGGCGAGCAGTCCATCTCTCCGACGCGCTTGGTCAGCTCATCTGGAGCATCCCGCACGCCGAAACGCTGAACCCATTCACCGCCCGTTGTATGAACCCTTTGCTGATCAACCCGCGCCAGCCACTCGGCAAGAAACAACGGCACGGGCCGCTCCTTCTGTCCTGGTTTGAAGACAATACGGATACCGTCGTGGATGATTTCGCACCCACCCTTACCCGTGCGATCTACCAGGTTAACGAATTCGTAGCCTTGTGTTGGAAACTCACTCATGCCGCTGCCTCTTTCCTTTGTGTGTAGTGTTTGCGCGCGTGTGTGCGAATCCGATGGCAATTCGCACACACGACTTCGCACTTAGCGATTTCCGCTGCTAGTTTTTCCATCGAACATTTACCCTTCATTAACCCGATGCTGAACGTCTTCTCACCGAGGTGATCGAAGTCCATAGCAACGGGCGGATATTGCACCCCACAATCCGCACAGGGACGATTTTTCAAAACGTCCACCATCTCTGAGCGTTCGCGGTAACGTCGGCGACTGTATTCGTTGTAATACTCAGGATTACGCGCTTTCTGCTCCAGTTGAGCCGCATACGCACACGACTTACAATACGAAGCACGATAATCTCGTGCCGCGTAGCGCGGCTGAGAAGACCGTTTACCGAATTTTGTAGAACGGTGGAATTGATCGACTGGTTTAGTCTGCGCGCAACGACCGCAGCGGATTTCAAGCATCAGGGCACGGCTACCACGACCACGGTGGCCGTAACAGAATCTAGCCGAGCACTCCGATTCGGAAAGTCATTCGAGAAATTGTCCCACAGCCGATAGTGCGCCTCAAAAGCATCAGACGCCGACGAGCCAGTACCAACCCGCGCGAGAACCGCGCCGTCGTCGTCAGCCCACTCGCCATTAACGAGCGTCCAACGCTTGAAGCCCGAGTTATCAATCGCGAAGATAATCCCGTACGGGCAATATTTATCCTCAGTGATCGGGATGCCACCAAACGCGAGCTTGCCCTTCTTGGCCGCCACAGTGCCCGCATCGGGCTTACTCAGATCACCCGACATGTACCGGCGGTCGCTCTCCATAAGGGCGAGATACGCGCGGCGCACGCTGTGGTGCATGAGCAGATCGCTGATCTCGCCGTCACCGACTTCATCGGCCACGTCGAAAGCGCGCTGAATCACGTCCGCCGACAGAGCGCCGACAGACGAAATAACCTTGCTGGAAAACATCGGGTAGGTCGTCCGGTTGATGTTGTGCAGCGTAGAGACGTACGTACCGTCATCCACGAGGCCCAACAGCCCCATGATTTCCTTACCGTAGGAAGTATCCGTAACCGACGTAGCGCCGGTCGTGGTGTACCGGACAATAAAATCATTGTCCGTCCAGGTCTTTGCCGAATCCAAAGTCACCTGGTTACCGTTAGCCGCAACGCTCACAATCGTCGCCACCGTGGACGCGCGAACGTCCTGGGTAGCCGGATTGATAGCGCCGACAATCATACCAGGTCGGATGAACCGGGCGCCGTTGACTGAACCGGCTACTCCACCTGGCGCGTCGAGAGTCTGCGTCACGGTAGCGGAACCCGTGCCGTTGACTAGGGCGAGCACACCCTTGCCATCGTGCAGAATCGCGCGACCGCGATCGGCCGCCATCGTCTTGACTACGCTCGCCATCTCCCGCTCCATCGCGGAAGCGAAGGCGTTCTTGTTACCCTGAGACTGCTTCATCACCTGCGCGGTAAGCGTGAGGCGTCCGTACTGGAAACGGCAAGGAATACGCATGTCCGCGAACTTCTCGCGGCCGGCCGAAGGGAGAAGCCCGCCTTCCGATGCGTACCCGGCGCCTTCTGAACGCTGCACGTTGACGGGGTACTCGACGTACTTGCCGCCCCATGCACTTGAATCACCCTCGGTGAACATATCGAGGGCTTTGGTCTTGGTTTGAATGAGTTCGGCGATGCCTGGGCCGTAAACGACCTTCAGAACATCATCAAACGTCGCTGTATCTTGTCCTGCCATGATTGAAAGTTATCCTTGAAGCGACTCCAGCATCTTCCTCGCTCTACTGTGCATATCGGCCTCATACGCGCGCTCCTTACCCGGCTCTAGCTTGGCGGGAGCGGGTTGACCGGCAACACCGCCGCGCGGGGCGGGCGGGAGTCCCTTAGTTTTGTTCTTGGTTTGTGCGACGGTTGCTTCGGCGGGTTTCCTCATGGCCGAGAGCCACGGCTTGATGGCGGTGAACGCCTCTTCAAGCACGCTGAGGTCGCCGCTTGAGTACCGTTCGTTTCCTTGTTCGAGAGACATTGCCTCCCCCGCTACCAGCCGCACGATGTGACGTAGGCTGGCATCATCGGTGGGAAGGCCGTCCGCGGCGGCCAACTCTTTGATTGCTGACCGTGCGGCGTTGGTATGCGCACGCGCCGCCTGGGCTTGCATAGCGTCGATGCCCTGGAAGCGCTGTTGGAACTGCGGGGCCTGCTTGAGCAGGTCGAAGATCCCTCTCAGCTCGGGATCATTGCCAATAAGCCGCTTGAGTGCCGCAGCAGCCTGTTGATACTGCTGCGCCTCTTCGGGGGCCATTGGCTGCCCCTGCTGCTGCGTCTGCTGCATCCTCTGTGTAAGCGCAGCAATCTGCGCCTTCATCTCACGGTTCGCCGTGGTCAGCTCTCTGAAGCGCGGGTGTTCGTGGAACGGCCGCGAATCAACTGGCGGCGCTACCTGCGTTGACGGTGCAGGAGCCGTTGCGGCGTCAGTCGTCGTGTCGGTCGTGGACGAATCGACCTGTGCGTCCATTACTTCGTCGGGCATTGGATCTCCTTATTCCCGGACTGTTCGCCGTCCGTCGCGTATTGTTCGACATATGCGGCGGCAAGCCGCATAAGGGAGGGATCGTCATTAAAGAAACCGAGTCCGCGATTGCAGCAATCACACAGCAACATCCGCTTTGTGCCGGTCTTGTGGCAATGGTCAGCGGCCAGAGCGAGCTTCAAATCAGAAGCACGGCGCGGACAAATGCCACACTTGCCGTCTTGCGCTACAAGAGCCGCGTCATACTCTGCTTGCGTCCAACCGGTGTCGCGGCGTCGCTTCCAACCATTTGCGCGTCCGTACGCGCGGGCTTGAGCGCGTATCATGTCGCCGGTCGAGCGGTATCGCATTAAATCGTACTCGCGCTTCTCCGGCGCACGGCGTTGCGTGATAGCCCGAACCTTCTCGGGGTCACGCTGCGTTGCGTTATAGTCGCGCCAGTAAGCAAGTTGCGCTTCACGATCGGCGTACGGCATCGGTTCCTTCTGCTTGGATACGCTCCGAGCGGGCGAATTTACTGCGGGAGCAATCGCGGGCTCGCTGGCAACGCGTCCAGCGCCTTTGGAG